AGTCATATTTGGTTATAGTTTCAATTGGTTTCCATCCAGATATTGTTAAAACTTCCGTACCTTCGGCTAAACACCACTGCAGCAACTTACCAGCTAACACCGCCGCGTTCATGGCCTCAATCTCTTCGCCATCGGGCAACGTTGCCAGTAGCGTGCTCTCGAAGTCCTTGTAGTCACTGAGCGTACGCGCTGGTAGCTCTACCGTCTCAATCAAGTCAATCCGATCGGGCAACTCAAGGTAGTCCTCACTGCGCATGCTCAGCACCTTATCCCTGAGCAGGTTGTGTATCCTGTCGGCGCTGCCCTCACGTAGCGTGAAGTTGTAGCCCATGTAGTCATGCTCAAAGAATCGGTCCTTGTACGTGGTCATCGTCCTACCTAGACGCTCGCCGAAGTCGACCAGGTACATCTGTGCCCAGATATCGAGTAGTCCATTGGGTGACGGCGTACCCGACAATAGAATCATGTGTGACGTCTCTGGTAGCACCTTACGGAGCGCCTTAAAGCGCTTAGAGCTTGCGTTCTTGAACGAGTCAGACTCATCCACCACGACGCAATCAAAGCGCCACTTCTTTTGTATCTTGATCAGCCACTCAACGTTCTCACGGTTGATGACAAAGATGTCAGCGTCCTGCATCAGCGCCGTCAGGCGTTGTCTCTCGGTGCCCGTGCATACGCTCACCTTTAAATGCTTGGTGTGCTCCCACAGCGCAGCCTCTTGCGTCCAGACGCTGTTCGCTACACGCAGTGGGGCGATGATTAGTGTCTTGTGTATCGTGAACGAGTCGATCAAGTCATTGACCGCCGTCAGTGTAATACATGTTTTTCCGCAACCCATTCCAATTGCAAGAAGACAACGTTTTTGCACTCTTATAAAATCAACAGCGTTATTTTGATAATTATGCATATCTGATTTAAACCGCATTACCATGCCTTTCAGAAAAACCTAATACTTTTGCTGCCGCACGATAAGCAATGTTTGCGTGTTCTTTTGAATCAAAACCACCTAAATAAATTTTTTTATAATTTATCATAATGACAGCTATCCACAGACCATCTTTTAAAGTAACACCTGTATAGCCGCTTGTATTATTTCGATGTTTCCTCATATTTTTATTATTTTCAGCACGAGTTATTACCCTCAAATTAGACTTTCTATTATCCAAGGTGTCGCCGTTAATATGGTCAACAATCAGCAATGGGCTAGCGTTCATGAGTTTTCTATGTAATCGCTCTTTTCTGTCTGTGCCTAGTACGTATAATCCAAATTTCCCATTAGAACTATCGTGAGCAAGCCATTTAAATTTACCATTTATGTTTCTAGCATGTATTACTTTTTCAATATCATCAATATCAATTTTAGTGAAAGTATTTGGGTGTTTCGGAGTACTAATATTTACTATTGCATAGTCGTTTTCATAAAAAACATCGTTTTTTGGATGACTATTACATCGAGTAGAATTCCCACGGATCAATGAGTTTCTTAAAATTATAGTTTCACTACCACAGGTGCATTTACATAAGTATTGCTGAGTTTTAAATTTGGGGTGTCTGGGGGCATCACTAATTACCGTCAATGTTCCGAACTGCATTCCAATGATGTTTTGCCCCTTTGTTAATATATTCATAATCTATTATTTCCTTTCCTAGTTCAACATTATCAATAACATAAACAATTATTTTTTTTGAAGCTAACAATTGGTGATGCTTTGCTTGCAATGGTGTAGGTTTTTTATTTAGTTGTTTAAATTCAATAAAAAACATATAACCAATATTGACTATAATTCTATCACACACTGCTCGCGTACCGAGAGAAGTAAATTTATAAGTTAACATTCCTTTTGATTTTGCATAATCACATACTTTTTTTTCTATGATTTTTTCTAGCATTTCATAACCCCACCTCACACAAAAGTTTCTCAGCCGCAACCAGGTAGTAGTTATAGTCAACGTCCTCAGGGAACGTGTCTGGCAACTGCATCAATGGTCGCGCACCCGCTGAGTTCGGTACGCGGTTACTGTTGGTCGCGTAGTGAATGCACTGCGCACTTGGTACGGCGTTGCTGTGATAGAACCTCACCGCCTTGCCTAGATATTGGCCCTTCCACGTGGCGCCGCCCTGCACGCGCCGTATGGTAACGAACTGCGTGATGTCCTTACAGTTACGGATAGTAATCTCAAGTGGAATGGCGTGGGCGACGTACTGCGCCACCGCCTGGGCGATGATCGGGTCGTCTGGGTTCTTGGCTAAGCCAGCACCAGCGAAGACACCCTTACCCTTGGTCTTGCCGTCCAGCTTGACGGCGACGTAGCTGTTCACGTCACGGCTAGCTAACGCCCGGTAGTCTGTTCGCTCTAGGTCGAACGAGGTGCGTAGCATCCAGTCGAACGCCACCTCCTCAATGCGATGCTCTAGCTTGCGTGGGCACAGGATCACGACACCGTCAGTGTTAGCGCTGACGACCTTGGCACCAGCGAGCTCGACCGCCTCAATCAGCATCAGCAGCGCAAGCTGCCCGGTGATGGTCGTCTGTATCAGTAGCTCCGGCGCGAAGAGGGCGCTGTACTTGCTGCCAAGCTTACCGAAGCTACCGTTGATTCCAATTTTACCAACGGCATCCTCTGTCTTATATTTAACAATATCTTGTTTTAACTTTTTTATTTTATTTTCAATTTCAACTTTTATCATTTTATTTTTCTCTTTTTTTCCATTTAAAATTCATGTACGTTGGTTTGTATCCATTACAAACAGAATAAATATTTTGCCATTTCCAAGTTGGGTGTTGTAAAAGTATTTCATCAACTGAGCCCCATGTTTTTATAAATACATCATCCCTTGTAAATTGATCAAAAATATATTTTCTTTTAGCAATTTTTACAGCCTGCGCCATTTTTTGTTTTTTATCTTCATCTTTCCACATTAATTTTGATTTTTTTGATATTTTTTCTTTCCAACTATCTGTATAAAAATTACCAGTATTGTGTCTATCTTTTGCAATTTTTGACATTTTTTCTTTTTGCTCAACGGACCATTTGTTTCCATAATTACCATTTGCCGATCCACGTTGTTTTATTCTAAAAATAATTTTCGTTTCCTCGTGGTGATAACAATTTGTAGCAGAATCTCGTCTTAAGTTATATCCAAATTTACGATCACATGTGTTGTAAAAATCCATCCAATATAGTTCTCGTTCTTTTAAAATACACTCATCATAAATTTCAATATACTCTAACACTTCAAAAACAAAATTAGCAATCCCATACTTTTTAGCAGAATTAAATAAATGTCTATTAAAATCCTTATGGCAATCACTATTTAACAAATGGCGAGAATGCTGACACCACCGCCTTTTTAAATTTATTGTCTTACCAACATATCTTTGATTCGTAATAACATTTCGTATTGCGTATATTGTAGGCATATTATCTCCAACGGATAACACCATTCTACATGGTTTTTAATATCTTTTCTAATTGCTCTATTTCTTTTTCAATATCCTTTACTTTTTGTTTTGCAAAAACACGTCTATTCACCAGCGATTGGTAAATATTTAAGAAAGCTGCGCCCATACTCTTAGGTGCGAGTTGTTGTTGTAAAATAATATTTGGATAATATGCTCGAACATCAAGCTCGAATAGGATGTGCTCGTCGTCGGCCTTGATGTACTGCGACTTCTCACAGCTGTGTAGGCCACCAATCCCCATCTGATACTCGCTCGTGCCAATCTTAATCTTCGTGTTGCGTAGCCAGTCGGGCATCTGCACGGCACCATTAAGACCAAGCGTAAACCTGTGAGTGCATAGGTTAATAATCAGCGCATTAAGCTCTGGGTTATTAAAGCTTACAATCATCGGATCAAGGTAGCTAAACTCAGCGTTATCCTTGATGGCCACCTTGCCGTAGCCTTGCTTGGTGATCTTAGTCATCTCGCTAATGATCACCGTCTCGGCAATCTGTGCATCGCTCTTGCTGCGTAGGTCCATGCCGTACTGTTCGCTCAAGGCGACGCGCAAGTCAATCTGTGGCTTGAGTGACCTATACAGCAACTCAGTGGTGTACAAATCATTCTCGCAGTACTCGCGCATCTCAGCGCGTTGCTCAGGGGATATGCTTGCACCAGGCTCGATCGGTAGATCCTGCATCTTGGGGGCGTTCATACGGCCACCGTAGATCTTCAAACTCGATTGCCCTGGCGCGACCTCAATCAGGTCAATGTGGTCAGTCTTAATAAGGTCAAAGTTATGCGACCTCAATATTGTCCAGCTGGGCTGATTACTTTTAATGATAGCGTCGGACAGATCTTTGATATGTTGATTACTGTAGCCCGCGATGGCTGCACTGATAATGGGGATGTCGTAGCTGTTACCGTTAAAGCTTATAACAGTCTCTGTTCTAAACAGCGCTGTTATTTTAGTTACATCAAGCTTGGCGTCCGCGTGAAATTCAAAGTGACGGATCTTGCCGTCGCGTAGGCGTAGCATTGAGAGTAGAAAGTAGTCCTTATAGACTTCTGTATCTATGATAAACATTAAGGGGTAGCCTTTTAGTTAAAACGCCCCTCAGTGTCGAGGGGCGGTGTTGCAGTTATTGCGTATTAAAAGTCGTCGTCGACCACATCAAAGTCATCAACACCGACACTCGATCCGCCGTCACCGAACGGCTCACCGTCACCAGCAAACTGAACAGCCAACAGGTTAGCGTTGATGCGCTTACCGAAGCCGTTGTCCTGTGCCCAAAGCTCAATGATAGCGTTGACGTAGCAACCAGCATAGAAGATATTGTCGTCCTCTGTTACGGGTGACTTGTCCTTACCGATAACTAACGGACGCTTGCCGTTGGCACCCTTAATACTAAAGTGACCGGCGTAGCCATCGTAATCAATCTCGTCGCCATCCTTAAGACAGATTCTATCGGCGCCAAGTTTAGCACCCTTTAGGTCGGCCTTAATTTTCTCAGCGATTGCAGATTTGATCTCGGTGATAGAGTCCGCGTGTGTCTTCTTGTTTAGTAAGAAGGTGCCCTCGTACTTAGTCTCATTGCCCTGGAAGGCAGCCTTGTGAAACAGTGAGGGGAATGATAGTCGTACATTTTTAAGTTTAATTTGTGACATTTTACTTTTTTCCTTTTACGTTTGTAGTTTATTGTGCCTAGACAGCGCACAAAAGAATATTAGCACAGCTAATTAATTAAGTCAAAATCTTTCGCGCTCACTGTCACCGCTGGTCGCTTGTCTGACTCAGGCACTAACGTTGGCGCACCCACTGGTTTAGTGATTAGGTTCTCTAGCAGATCAGCGCGTGACTTGCCTAGCTCCTTCTCTGCCTGCGCTGGTGAGATCAGCTTGCTGATGTAGAGCTTGTCCATGTCGATCACACCAATGAGTGCCTTGGCAGTCGCGTCCTCATCACGCCACGTTCGGTTGGATCGACCCTCCACTAACTTGTAGCCGTTGAAGGCGTTGCCACCCGTCAGTCTGTCGGTCACGATCGTCTCGATCGCGTCGAACCACGCCAGGATCAGCTTCTTGTTGTCCAGCGCGACCCTCAGCTGCTCGTCCGTCAGCGTCTCTGGCTTGCTCGTCTCTAGGTTATCGAACGACGTCATCAGCGTGCTCTCGGTTAGCTTGTTCAGCGCTGGGCACGTAGCCTTGGCCTTACACCACTGGCACTGCTTCTCACCTGGTACTCTGGGTGCGTTCTCAGTCGCTGTCAGCTCAGCCGCCTGCTTGAGGCGCTCACCCCAGCGGTTAAGCTCATCGATGCTGAGGCTCCACTCTGAGATGTGATCAAGGCGTGGCTGCACGATCACGATATTAATAGTCTTGATGTCGTACAGCATGCCGTAGTCATTCACGGCACCCAACGCGTACAGGATGCCCTGGGTGTTGTTGTCAGCGTCAACGCGCACGCCCTTGCCGTACTTAAGGTCAACAATGGTTAGTTTAGTGTCGTTGATCACGATGGCGTCACTGGTACCGAAGCCCTCTGGCGCGATGTGACTGAAGTCCACGCGCTGCTCAACGAACAGCTCACCACTGATCGAGTTAACGTAGTCAACGTAGACCCGCACGTAGTCAAGCATGTCCTGCGTGACGACGACACCACTCTCAGGTAGCGTGAGGCCGACGATGTCACCCAACAGAGCAAGCTCTTCGTCATCCCTAAGTAACAACTCACCGAGCTCATGCGCGGCGGTGCCCTCCTCAGCGAAGACTGACGTTGTCTCTGGGTAGTCCTTCTCGGCGAACACGCTGCCAGGGCAGAGTGACCACTTGGCGCTTCCGCTGGCGCTCAGCTTAGCGTGTGCGGTACTCATGATGCTAGCGCCAGTAATTGTTTAGCGAGTGACGGCAGGTTGGTGTCGGCGACGTCGCTAACCAAGCTAGCGTCGAAACTAGAGATTATTTTCTTCACCTTGTCACGGTTGGCCGGGTCTTTGCGTACCAGATCTAGGCACAGCGCCTTCAGCGTCTCGTGCGTGTGCTCAACAGCAGGCTCGACTGGCTCCTCCTCCTTAACCTCTACCTCCTTAGTGGGCACGGCCTTCAGCTCAGGCTTGGCCTTCTTAGGTGCCGCTGCCTCTAGCTCAACCTCATA